CTGTGAAGCAGTTGTACAATCACATATGAAAAAACAAGACTTAATTGTACATCCACAAGTAGAAACATGTATAGAAGCATTTACAAACTCTGGTAAGTATCTCTCTAACCACAGGACGTATGATCCCAATGATCCCAGTGCATACTACAATGTGGAGGGATTGACATCTGCTAGGGTAAGGCATTTCTTAAATAACCTCTGTTCGCAAGAAGGTGCAGTGTATCTTGAAATAGGTGTCTATGCAGGATCTACTTTTTGTGCTGCAGTGCAAAACAATGATATGGTTGCTGCATATGCAAATGATAACTGGTCACAACCTAACTTACAACCAGCTAGAGAAGATATAAATTTAGCACTAGAAGATGTAACTGTAGATACTTTTGTTCAAAACCTACAAGAAAATATAACTACTGACTCACTAGATTTTGACATACAAGTTTTGAAAGGTGATAGTTCTGGTCTCAGTAAAAAAGATTTTAAACACGATGTCAATATTATATTCTATGATGGTGACAACTCAGAACATAAAATGAGAGAGTTTTTTCTTAACATGTTAGATTTTACAGAGGATGTATTTACTCTCGTAATTGATGATGCGAATATAGAAGAAAACGTTGCTATAACTAAAAGGTTTATAGATGCTATGGGGTTGAAGATACTATATGAGAGAGAACTACTAAACGATCAAGAAGATGCAGAGATGTGGTGGAACGGATTATATGTAGTGGTACTTTCAAAATCCAAGTTATAATTACAAATAAACAGAAAAAATTTTTTGGGTATTTTTTTCCTATAAGGTTTTTCGTCTAAATAAGAATGTGGATAGTAAGAATTAGGCATGTCAACAATAAATGCATCTACATTTGCAGCGGGTAATGCGAAATTGACCTCAACTGGAATGAAGCTTCCTTCTTTTTCAGAAGCATCAAGACCTAGTGGCGTAGAGACAGGAACCTTAATATTAAACTCTGACAATGGAAAAGTTCAAGTTTGGAATGGAAGTAGTTGGGTAACTGTTGGTGGTGGATTGGCAGATGGTAATACTGCAGAGACAGCGTTTGCTAATCTTAGTGATCTTCCTGGTGGTCAAAGTGGTATTAAAAAATTATATACAACACTCAATGGTACTGTAGGTCCGTTCAGGGTAGCAGTTAATTTTGATGTATCTGGTGGTCCTTGGTATATGACAAGTTTTATTATGCCAGATTCAGTTGCTTGGATTACAGATGATGTAAATGCCACAGTTGGAAAAGGTGTTTATAACAATAACAACAATACGCAAAGTTCTACCACTAGACCAGCCAGAACTGGTAACATGCCTTATAGGGGTTCCTCTACAAGAATTGGTGAAGTATATACTCCAAACTATATTAATAACGTAAGTAATGCTAATAATAGAGGTTGGTACACTGGTGGTGCAGGATATAATACTGGTTGGTTAAATATTTCATATTATAATCATGGTGAAGAACAAGCATATACTCAAGCACAATTAACTGCTCTAAGAAATATATGCACACAAATGGCACCACAAACTCCACATACTGCCATGGAGGTTGACGCACAAGGACTTGGGCAGAATAGTAATTGGAGATCCGACTATACTGGTAACATTGGTGGTCATGCTAACTGGATAAGAGATTATAATAACAATGTAATCAGATCAACACCATCGGAACAAGCAGCAGATGAACGTGGTGCATGTTGGTTCTGGAGACCTGGTTTCTATCAAGCATCTTTGTTTGGGGGAGGATCGTTTTCATACACGCCAAGTGGTTCTAGCAGTCCAAACATCAATAATGGTTTAGATGTATCATTTATATTTCCGAAAGATGTCAAGTTTAGTGGAACAACTGGTGGTGGATCTGCGTTTGGAACAGCGTACCATGTTGACGGGGGATTCAATAACAGGTATAATAGTAGAAACTATTTTCTCACTAAATGAATGAAAACCTTATAATGGAAATTCCAAAAGCCTTTAAGAAAGGTTTTTGTAAAAAACTTATAAAAAAATTTGAAAATAATCCTGCACAACATACTGCGGGTGTAATAGGTGATAATAATAAAGGTCAGAAAGTTGTTGCACCCAAGGTAAAAGACGATACAGAAATACAATTTGATCCATCATATATGATGAGTGATTGGAAAGATGATCTTACCACCATCACCAAACAAGTTGCTGTTAATATGAAAAAGTATGTAGAGCGTTATAGTTTTACAGATGATGCTTCTCAATTACCTTGTGGTCTTTATGGTATATCTGATCTTGCGTTAGAGGATGCATTTAATATGCAAAGGTTTGATCCTGGCAAAGGATTTTTTACATACCATTGTGAGACTGGAGCAGATAGTAATTCATATCGTCAAATTGTTTGGATGGTATATCTTAATGATATCAAAGAGAAAGGAGGAACTCTTTTCAAATATCAAAATTTAAGAGTTGCACCAGAAGCGGGTAAAATGGTTATCTGGCCAGCAGGTTGGACACACTTTCATAAATCAGAAATTGCACCTAAAGAAACCAAATATATACTAACAGGATGGTACATATACAAAGACATTGTAGGGAAAGAACCTCCTCCCTCTAGTCAAATACCTGGTGGTATACAACTAGGATAAATAAAACACTTAATCATTTTTAACTATGGATGCTACACAAATGGTCAAAGAATTTACTGACCAATTGAAAGAACAAAAGGCAACAATTGTCGAATTGGAAAAACAACTAAAGACTCGTAACGAACAAGTTTTGAGATTGGAAGGTGCAATAGAAGCACTGAACATGACACTTAAGAAACCAGAAGAAGATGGCACTGAAGAAGTCAAGTGAACTAAGACAACAAGAACACGTACATTCTAGGCAGTTTCATATCAAGTTTGATGGAACTGCAGAGACTTGCCCATATAAAGTAGGAGAGTTGTATGATGGTCGACCCATTGTATCACTAGGTTTCAATTCTACTTTATATGGACACACATATCATTTAATTGTAGAAAGAGATAGAACGCACCTAAGAACTAAGTTTGTGTTTGACGAAAAGCACGATATAAAGTTCTGCAAACCTGTGGAAAGAATGGGTAAGCAAATTTCAGAAGGTGAAGTTCAGAAGCTGTTAGCAAAGGCAGGAGATTTCAGATAATTACTTTTGATTGCCCTACAAGGTATGAGAGTAATCTACTCAGTCAACTAAAAGCATTAAACGTAGTAAAGAATGCGACATGGGATGCTGAGGTATTTGCAGGAGATCCCATGCCTACTGAGGCATCTCTAACAATAGAAACTTCTGGATCTAATAATATTAACACTCCTGCAGAAGGACAAGCAACAAGCAATACAAGAACTTTAACTACATCTGGTTCTGGTACAATATATGTAAAGGTACAAAATATCAGTGGTAGTGATTACTACGTGTTCTCTGGAACTCCAAGTGGAACATATAGTAGATTTTATAATCAAACAGGTTTCATGCAAGGTGGAACTTACACATTTGATCAAAGCGACTCCTCAAACTCAGGACATCAACTTAAATTTTCTGAGACACCTGATGGAACACATACTGTAGGTGGTACAGGTAATCTGTCGACAGGAGTAAGTTATACAGGAACAGCTGGTACAAATGGGGCAACTGTATTAACAGTTAGTGCATCAACACCATCTATTCTTTATTACTATTGCTCTACCCATGCAGAGATGGGAAAATACAATAATACTAGATATGGAACAATTAACATCCATGATTACTGGCATCTAGATAGAATTACAAAACAAGATAGGCAATATTTAAACAGACAATTTAGTCAAACTTCTCAGGGATCTGGTGATGGTGTAGATCTTTACATCATAGATACTGGTGTTCGTGGTGCTTCTAGACCGACAGGAAACAACGCAGCACTTCATCCTGAGTTATATGACCCTGATTTTGTTAGTGATCTTAACGGTACTGCTGAACAACAGAACTACAGAGTAGAACAATTAAGTCATTTTGCAGGAACTTATGGATCTAACAATGAAGATGATCAAGGACATGGAACTTATTGTGCTATTCTTGCAGCTGGAAGAACAGCTGGGATAGCAAAAAATGCAAAGATATATTCATTGAAGGCATTTAATAGTAATATAAGTGGTTCTTATAGTGGAATACTATCAGCATATCAAGCAGTTATAGATCATAATGATAGTGCAAACGGTAACTATAAGGGTAATAATCGTCCAGCTGTTATCAACTCATCTTTCGGACCTACAATTCCTACAGCAAACTCTCCCAATATAGAACTTAACGATAGCGGAACTGACACCGTAAATACTCCAGATGAGGAGATGTTAGATGATATAGAAGGAACAATAGCAGGACAAAAAAACATTATTATTGTTAGATCTGCGGGTAATGGATTTAGAGATACTAATGATAATACTGCAGGACCTTTACAAACTAAGTGTGTAGCGGGTGCAAGAACAGCAGGATATGCCGACAATAGTAATGGTGGTATCAACAATGTAGATACAAACCAAAATAAAATTACAGTTGGTGCTACATCTTACAATGACAGATGGGCGTTTTTCTCTAACTATGGATCAGGTTGTACCACAGTAGCACCTGGCGAAAAAATTCTTCTTCCTTTTTATGATTGGACTGCCAACACACCATATACAAGTACAACAAACTATAATACTATAGACGGTACATCATTCTCAGGTCCTATTGTCGCGGGCATCATGGCAGCATGGTGTGGTAAAAATGGATATACTTTGACCACAAACAATTTGTGTGGTTTAGCAAAACAATTTGCGAGAACCACGGGATCAGCTGGTGATATTAGAACGGGTACTCATGGCAACTATCCTATCAACAGCATAGTAGATAAGAAACTTATAGACAACCCATATGTCACTTTCGCAGGAAGTTCGTTTGTAGAGGTAAAATTTAATCCAGCTGACTCAGCTCATTTCTTAGGAAACGTTGGTAAAAAGGTTCAGTTGAGAACTACTGGATCTACAGCAGGAGCAGGAAGTTCTACACCAACAACTTATAACTTAACAACCACTGCACCAAACTCTAGTGTATATACTCTCAATGGAACAGATAGGAATGGTTCTGTTAGTGGTAGTAACATAGGAGTGACAGTGTATGTTGGAGATACAATTAATTTTAATTTAAGCAACGTATCAAGTATTCACCCATTCTATATCAGAGTATCAAGTCAAGGTAGTAACGTAACAACTCCAACTGCTAGTGGTCAAGGTTCTACAGGTAATGCAACAGTATCTTGGACACCCGCACAACCAGGAACTTTTTATTATCAATGTAGTATCCATCCTGGCATGATAGGATCTATCACAGTTCAGTCTGCACCTGGCGGTAGTGGTGGTATAGTTGTTGGTGGTATAAACTTATCTACCTTGTCGCAATCTGGTTGGTTAAACATAGCATCAGAAAGTGCAGTTAATAATAGTATTACTTTACAAGCACCTAATAATGCTACATCTGGCACAACAGGTGGTGGATCTAATAACTATCTTGCACTGATAAATTCAGAGGGAAAAACTCATGAAAGTTATGATGGTGTTGTATCAACATCAACATCTTTAACATCATCTACTGATACTCAAGAAGCAGCAGGACAGAGTTCTCCTGTTGTTTATTATCCTGTAGATTCTGGTGTTGATTTTAATTACAATGGATCAGGTGCATCTCTTACCACTTCTCGTGGTATGTTCTATCCTTTTATAGACACTAATGTGACTTGGCAAACTTCATCTGGAACGTTTGCAGGAAGTCCATATGCAGATGGTTCTACTGTCAATTTAGATTTAGGTTTACAAGGAACTACATTTGCAAACGAACCAACCTTTGAAGCATACACTTTGAGTGGAGATTCTATTGGTGCTACTGGTTTGACTTTTGATACCGCAACAGGTAATTTATCTGGAACAGTTACATCGAACTATCAAGACACAACTTATAATTTTACAGTCACAGAAAATGTAACTGGTAACGCACAGTCATACGCATTCACCACAACTGGAACTGGTGTTCTTGTTACTGTTACACAACAACCATCAAACGGTAGTATAGAAGCAGGATCTGGTGGAACAGTTTCCTTTGGACCTGTAGCTGGTATTAGTGATGATGGATCTACTATCACATTCCAGTGGGAGTTCTCAAGTAATGGTGGTGTAGGTTGGTCTAATGTTGCCAACGGTGGTGGATATAGTGGAGCAACTTCAAATACATTGACTGTAGATGATGATTTTGCTAAGAATAATTATCAATATCGTTGTAAATTAGATACAAACACTGCAGTACAACCATCATATACAAACGCAGTTACACTAACAGTATTCAGAGTTATTACTGTAACAACTCAACCAGTTAATTCTACACCTATTGCTCCTGCTGCAGGATCATTTACAGCAGTTGGTTCTACTTTAGATAGTGCTGCTGTTGCATATCAATGGCAGAAATCCGAGAACGGTGATGGTTCAAACTGGGCTAATATAAGTGGTGCTAACACTACAACATATGCAACTGGTTCTACAACCTACGATGATAGTTACGGTGACTACTACCGATGCAAACTTACTGCAACTGGTGCAAGTGATGCATTCAGTAACTCTGCGAGATTGTTTGTTCAAAGAACTATAAACATTACATCTCAACCAACTAACACGACTGGTGCAGTAGGTGGAACATCATCCTTTGGTGTTGCTGCTACTACATCTGATAACGATGCAGGAGATATTACATACCAGTGGCAAGTATCTATTACAAACGGAGCATCATGGTCTGATGTATCTGA